GATTTTCAGACAACGAAGAATGGAAAAGTTTTGAATATCTATGTTCAAGTAGAGTTACAAGACGGTAGTTTGGTAGATGCATCTATTGAAGATGTATATGTTATTGGGGTCGTATAAAGAATAATTAGATAATGCGTAATTCGCAATTAGTAATTCATAATTAATATGTGGGCATTGCCCACGAATATATAATTCTCATTGAGCTTCGCTCAATATAAAAATTACGCATTATGCTCGCAGGAGCGGGAATTGCGTTTAGCAACTCATTCCGGCATTACGCATTACGAATTAAAAAAGGAGTAGAAATGGCATTAATAGACAATACGGATATAACAGCGGAAGAGATAGCAAAAGACGGATTAGACGCATTAGATAGCAAATATCAAAAAAGCGTTGGTTTTTTTGCTTGGGATTTTTTCGTAGCGATTGGGAAAATTCTATACAACGTATGGCAAAAAGTAATCTATATCGCAAAATGTTTAACAGATTTGAGCAATATGGACTATGACGATTTAGTGAACTTCGTATTTCAGACACGGGGTATCGTTGCAAAGACGGCGGCGGCATCAAGCGGGCAACTCAAAGTTGTAACAGGTTCAGGAACAATAAAAGCGGGTGATATATTCAGTACAGAAGCTGGTACACAATTTCAATCACTCCAAACGGTAAAGGTCGCAGAGGGTGATACCTTTGAAGTTGAATGCACGGAAGTTGGTACAGTCGGAAATGTTGCACAAGGTGCAATTACAGTTATTCCTACGACACTTCAAGGGATTGTGTCAGTTACAAATGAAGTTGAATTTACAAACGGGTATGATGCAGAAACAAAAGCGGCGTTGCTTGAACGGTATTACGAGGATATACAAACACCTATAGTATCTGGTAATATTTACCACTATAAAAAATGGGCAATGGAATGTACAGGAGTTGGAGCGGTCAAGGTTAAGCCGTTGTGGAACGGAGCAAACACAGTCAAGGTGGTTATACTTGATTCTAATTCCGAAATACCATCAGAGGATTTGGTGGAAACGGTGCAGGAATATATTGACCCAAAAGACAACTGGGGCTGCGGAGCGGGGCAAGCACCTATCGGGGCATATTGCACTGTTACGGCACCGGATGAATTAAAACTCGATATAAGTTTCAGTTTGAGCTTGTCAAGCGGGTATACGTTAGACGGTGTGAAGTCGGATATACAAACAGGGATAGAAACGTATTTAAAAAGCTGTGCATTGACTGCGGATTATATATCGTATCAAAAAATAGGTGCGATAATTCTGGGGGTTGACGGGGTTGTAGACTACGACAATTTAACAATCAATTCAGAAACTAAGAATGTGGCTATACAGGATGACGACACTACAACAGAGGTAGCGGTGCTGGGTGAGTTGACGGTTACAATTAATGCGTAATTAGATAATGCGTAATTCGTAATTAGTATCTGTCATTCCGAATTTATTTCGGAATCTATTTTTAAATTACGCATTGCACATTACGCATTACAAATTATAAAAAACGAAAGAAGGACAATGAAAAACCAAATATTAAAACTATTACATAAATTATACAGAAAGGACGAGTTTTTAAGCTCGTTTTTAGACGCCTTGTCTGTAGTGTTCAAGGATTTGACAACAGAGATTGAACGGCTGGAAAATTTGTTGCATTTTAACCGACTGGATGAGGCGGGCTGCAGCTGGTGGGAAAACTTGCTGGGGATAAAGACAACGTTTAGTACGTTATCAGACAGGCAGGCATACATACGGGCAAGGTGGAAAATGTCTGCACATAACAGTATTGAATTGATAAAGAATATTTGTTCAAGTTTTGAGAACGGAGCGGTTGAGGCGTCATTTACAGATGGCAAAATAGCACTTGAATTCGGCGAGGGAGCAAAGATAAGCGTTGCAATTAGCACTCTGCTGGATTTAATAGATGAAGTTAAGCCGGCACATATACAATATTTATTAAAATATATTTTAGAATTTGAAATGCAGGTATATTCGGGAGTTGGGATATTAGAGGTAATCACAAGCGGGTATGACTGCACGCTACCTTTACCCTCTACTATGACGTAGGAGAGGGAGCAACTGTTCACGAGTTGCGGCAGCAGGTGCTAAACTGCAAAGCAGTTAGCACAGTCTGCCTTAGTACGAGTGTTACAGTTGCGGGTGAGGTTAAAAACAAAAACAAGAAAGGATGAAAAACAAAAATGTCAATAATACAAGGGATGACAAATAACGGATTAAAACTACTACTTATGTCACAAGAAGGGGTAGAAATAGAATTTACAAAGTTAAAAGTCGGAGACGGATATATAACTAATGAAGAAGTATCTGAGTTAGAGGATTTAGTCAATGTAGTTGATGAGATAGGGATTGAGACGACAAATATATTAGAAGAAAACGGGCATATATCACTGGTTGTAAACGGCAAAATACAGCAGGTATCAAAAGATTTTTATTTCAGAGAATTAGGATTGTATGCAATACATCCTGATACAAAGCAAGAAGTTTTGTATGCGTATTTAAACAAGGGTGATGAAGCGGGGCTAATTCCTACAATATCAACACGGAACGCAGTGCAAGAAAACGTTTCTATGGTTGTTACTATAGGCAATGCAACAAATATTGTTGTAAATTACAAAGAAGGTAGTTCTACTTTGTTAAACAGCGGGCATAATATGTTTGATATAGTTATGAAAGACCATATCCTTGATGATGACGAAAAACAAGGAATGGCTGGATTTGGCGAATATGTTTACAAAAAGACGACTGATAAACATATCGGATATCCGGAGTTTTATAACATATGTTTGAAAGAATATAATAGTGCAACGGCTAAAACTATAGGGACGACAAAAAAATATACTCCCGTTGGAACGGTACAGGTAAGAGAGGATGAATTCAAAAACAACGTTGTATGGGGCGGGTTTAAGTTTGACAGCTATATCCGTGATATGGGTTCTTCCGTCACTTTCGATAAAGGTGATGAAATATGCGTAAAGATAAAAACATCTGATGTATTTGCAAGCAAAAAAGGTACACTGGGTTCAGAATGTATATTTTCAATGGATAATAACATTTCAAAATACGGTTTATTCCTTGGGATAGCACGTGCATCACAAAAATTAGTTTTAAGCGTATCATCAAACCAAACATCTTGGAATGTAGGGCGTGATGTAGCTGGTAAAACTGTATTAGAGCCAGCAACAGAATATGTTGTAAAATTAAAATGGGTTGGCGATACTTTAAAAGTATTTTTAAACGGTGTAGAAGAAATAAGCCTTAATTGTGTTGTAAGTAAGGTAACGTTTACAAGTCTGCCATATAGATATTTGCGGTATGGTACAAGTTTATCAACAATAAATGGGACATATTATTATAGGGACAGCAACAAAAACGAATTTCACACGAAACCATTCAGCGGTGAAATAATACTACTTGAAGATGGAAATTATAGCACATATTATAGCAAGCAAAAGGAAATTTATAATACAACAACCATCAAAACGGCAGCAAACGGTCATAGGTATTATGATGCAGCAAACAAAACCGCAATAGATACTATATATAAAGAAACCGGTATGGCGTGGATGTATGGTATTGATACGACAAACTGTTATGTTATCATACCGCGAAACGATTATTACTTCACAAACGGTAATTCCGCAAATGTCGGGAAAATGCAAAGAGCAGGACTTCCGAATATAACAGGACATATAGGCGGTATCGAAAGCGGCGACTTTGACAAAAAATATATAGATGGTGCATTATTTACGGGTGCTCATAACACCAACGGTAACAGCGGTAACAATAGTAACGATGCTGATATGTTGTATCTTGATGCGTCAAGAGTCAGTGCAGTTTATGGCAACAGTGATACTGTTCAAACGGATGCGGTAAAATTGATACCATATATGGTAGTCGGCAGAATATCAAGTTATGGTGTTGTCGGCGGCACTATTATATTAGATAAATTTATCAGTGAGGACAAATTAGAGTTAACGCTTGATAAATATGCAACGACAACTGAGCTTGCAACAAAACAAGACGCAGGAGATTACGCAACAAATACGGCGTTGACGGAAGGGCTTTGAATATAAAGATACATTTGCAAGCGTGGTTGAAGAAGTTAAAAAACTTAAATTTGATTGGATTTTCTCTATTGAAACAAATGACCAGTCGGATATTGCATCTTATGCAAAAGAAAATGAAGTATTTGGACTTGTATACGACCAAACCGCTGATTCTAAGTGGGTTGTAAGCGTAAATAACCCGTCAGCTGTTCTTGCAGACGGTGTTACAATCAACGATTCATCAACTATTTCCGGTATTGATTTACTCCCGATTTTAGCGGGGCTATGTGCGGGATGCCCGTATGATATGTCAGTCACCGGCTATACTTTATCGGAACTTGAATCTGTTGAGATACCGGAAGTGATAGAAAAAGGACAGTTGACCTTGTATAACGAAGAAGAAGGTGTCAGGGTAGCAAGTCCTGTAAATACGCTGACTACACTTAATACAAATGATACGGAAGATATGAAAGATATCTGCATTATGGAAGGAATTAAAAGATTTGATACAGATGTAAAATATTCGTTCAGAACAGGTTACAAGGGTAAATATAAAAATAAATATGATAATCAGCAATTATTCGTATCAGCTTGCAAAGGATATATTAAGGAATTAGTAAAAGCCGATATTCTTGATGATGAATATGATAACACTGTTAAGATTAACACAGACAGATTAAGAGAATTGTGGATTGCATCAGGCAAAGATGAAGATGAAATAGCTGCAATGACAGATTTGGAAATTTCAAAATTGACGTATAAAAAATTAATGGCATTGAAGTTTGATGTCAAATTCCTGAACGCAATTGAAAGTTGTGAAATTGAAGTCGAAATGTACTAGTAAAATGATTAAGCCAATAAGTGAAATGTGAATAATATTACCTCACCCCTACCCTCTCCTGATGCAACAGGAGAGGGAGGATCCGTACACGAGTTGCGGTAGCGGGTGCTAAACTACAAAGCAGTTAGCACTGTCTGCCTTAGTATGAGTGTTACGGATACGGGTGAGGTTTAAATAATATGAAAGGATAAAAAATGACAAATAATGTAAAAACACAAGATATTTTTAACGGAACCGATGGTGCGGTTTGGTTGTCAACAGATGAACAAGAAGTAAAAATCGGCAGTATGAAAAAATTTACACTGAAACAAACAAATGTTTATTCAGATGTGGATGAATCCGAAAGTTTTACAAAGAAAAGAAAACTTGTCGGGGTTGAATTGACAGGCGAACTGGTAAAATGGAAAGTTGATAATACGTTTGTAAAAATCTTTGAACAATACAAAAACGGAAATCAGCCTGATATCTCTATCATTGGTAAAGCATATAACAACAATACAAGCAAGGTACAGCGTGTTAAAATAAGCGGTGTAACTTTTGATGAATTGAATTTAATTGATTTGGCTCAAAAAACACCTACAGAAGAAGGTTTGCCATTTGCTTGCGAAGATTATGAATGGTTGGAAAACGTATAACATAATGCGTAATTGCATTACGCTGCGGGAGCGGGAGTTGCGGAACGCAACTCATTCCCGCATTAAGAATTACGAATTATAAACACACACTAATAATAAACGCTAAAGACACATAGTATGTGTTGTATGTACTTTTGTAAGGGTTTTTTAACGGCGGACTATGGTCTTGCCATATTCATTTGCCGTGCCCTTACTTTTTTTAATGCGTAATTGCAATGCGTAATTAGATAATGCGGGAATGAGCTTTTGATTTCGTCAACGCTCCCGCTCCCGCGAGCGTAATTCGTAATTAGTATCTGTCATTCCGAACTGCGAAATGAGTTCTTTTCAGAACTCCTGCTTCGCGAGTTTCGGAATCTATTTTTAAATTACGCATTAGGTATTACGCATTCAAGCTGCGTAATTAAAGTTACACATTATAAAAAGGAGTAGTTATGGCAACATTAACAATAGAAGATATTTTAAACAACAAAAAAATCATAGAAAAACAAAATCAGGAAAAATTCGTATCCAAGATATTCGGGAAAGAAATTGAAATCTCTGATATTTCGCCGGAGAGAATTTTAAATATCGTTAATTCATCAAGCGAGGATGAACCTTTACGAGGGGATTATGAGCTGATTTATGAATGCTGTCCGATTTTTAAATCAAAAGAACTTCATGAAGCATTTAGTGATATAAAAGACCCGGTGATGATTGTTGCAAAGGTGTTTAATAACAATATTATAGAAATCGATTCTCTGGCAAAATTTATACTGAAAAAATATGGATATTACGGGGATATTGATACTGTAAAAAAGCAATAAAAGGTGATGATGATTTGTATTTAATCCATCATTACTTACAAAAAGGTCACAGTTTAGAGGAACTGTGCAACTTATCATATATTGCAAAGTTATTTTACGGAGCATCATTGTTAATAGAAAAAGAGGAAGAAAAACAAAAATGGGAAAAACTATCGGCGTTGTACTCGCTTTAAAAGATAAATGTTCGCCTGCAATAGTGAATATTGCACAAAAATTCGGGATGGCGGAAGAAAAAGCAAAATCGTTCAACAGAACATTACGAACACAAGCAAAACAAGTTGACGGGGCATTAAAAGGTGCTGTTCAGGGTGCTGTTACAGCTATTGGAGCAACTGTCGGTGCCGTTACTATGCTGACTAATAAAACAGCAGAATACGGTAATCACGTTGATAAAATGTCACAAAAGATTGGTATGAGCAGAAAAGGGTTTCAGGAATGGAATTACATTATGTCGCAAAACGGCAGCAGCGTTGAAAGTCTTAAAATGGGATATAAAACACTTGCTGCACAGATGGCAAAAGCTAACAGCGGTTCAAAGGATTCTGCATCATTGTTTAATAAACTTGGGGTTTCGGTTTGTGACAGCACAGGGCATTTAAGGACTCAGGAATCTGTGTTTAACGATACTGTAAGAGCATTACAAAAACTGCAAAACCCTACAGAAAGAGCTGTTATGGCACAGCATTTGTTTGGAAAAAGTGCCTTGGAGTTAAAACCGTTATTGAACCAAACCGCTGAACGTGTTGATAATCTGCGGGATAGAGCAAATTCTCTCGGGCTTGTGTTGTCCGATAATACGATTGACAGTGCTGTGAGGTTGAGTGACACGATGGACACGCTGAAACGTTCGTTTGGTGCTGTCGGCTTGGTTGTAGGTGCATCTATGATACCTGCTGTACAGCAATTAGCTGACCAAATGATAAACAATTTACCGCAGATAAAAACAGCACTTATTCCTGTGATAACAAATTTTGCAAACGCTGTCGGGTTTGCCTGTCAGCATTTGGATATTGTTATCCCTGCTGTTACGGCACTTGCCGGAGCGTTTGCTATGATGAATATTGTAACTGCTGTGACCGGATTTATAACAGCATTTTGTAACCCTGTAGGGTTAGCCGTAACTTTAGTCGGCGGATTGGTTGCAGGACTGGGTGTTGCTTATGCAAAATGTGAAGGATTCCGAAACGGTATAAATAGTGCTATCGGGGCTGTAAAAAGTATGTGTTCCGGAATGGTTGAACTTATACGTTTGAGCAGAGAATATGGTTTGGTCGGCGGGTTAGTTGCAGGCGGGGTCAGAATTATTCAAGCAGGCGGTTTGAAGCATAATGCACTCGGAACTTCTGGGTTTAGCGGTGGCACAACACTTGTCGGGGAATATGGACCGGAACTTGTCAGCTTACCGCAGGGAACGCAGGTTTTGTCTAACAACCAGACCCAAAAGGCTCTGTCGGGGAATCAGAATATAACAGTAAATTTGAATGTACAAGGTAATATGGTCGGCAATCAGGAGTTTGCTAATGAAATGATGCAAATTATGGCTCAAGAATTAAGAACGATATTACCTGCATAAAATAAAGTAGGAGGTAAAAATGAAAATAATTTTAATGGAAACAACAAATTTGTTAGCATTTAGTATTCCTTATGTACCAGAGAAAACAAGAATTTTTTTAACTAATGATGCTAATACAACAAAAGATACAATAAATGGCAGATTGAGAGTACTTGGGAATAAGGCATTACGCCAAATAAAATGGGAAAGTTTTTTCCCTGTTAAAGATAATAATAATTTTACACCCGAAACAGCACACCTTAACGGCTTTGCTTATGTAACATTTATAGAAACAATGAGAAAATTAGAATTTCCTGTTAGGGTAATCGGTTTGAGTAATCAAGGAGTTCCTTTATTCAACTTTTTGGCATCAATAGACCAATTTAGTTGGGGGTTAGATAGGGGTGATAATATTAACTATAGCATTGAACTAACAGAGTTTCCTGAAAGATTATGGAATTTTTGGACAAGAGATACTTCTGCTTTGAGTAATCTCAAAAAAGAATTCTCTAGAAGAGATCACCTTCAAAGATTAGGATTATTAATTAAAGATATCGGATATTAATAACTTACATTCATGTCATCAATTCTTTGGATTTTATCACCATTGTATGTAACAAACATGTCGCCAATTCTTTGGATTTTATCACCATTGTATGTAACAAACATGTCGCCAATTCTTTGGATTTTATCACCATTGTATGTAACAAACATGTCACCAATTCTTTGGATTTTTGATATTTTGTTTGTCTGTGTTTTATTACTTCCAGATGTTTGTGCTAGTGAAGAGTATGGATATATGTGTGCATCTGCTAAAACGTTATCTTTATAATAATATTCTATATCCCCAATAGGTTTACCATACGCATCAAAATAGCGGTTCAAAACAGAATCTACAGTATATATGCTAATTTGTTTTATGACACCATTGGGATAACAAACGTGGGTAACCTTATATCCTTTTGCTATTACTTCTCTCCGAAGCGACATCAGTTCGCTTTTTGTATTATTTATAGCTTTTTCTAATATTTTTTCTGAAAGTTTTATTTTCTCACTACTTTTTACTTCATTTAAAATGGTTTGTTCGGTAGCTCTTACTTTTAATGTGACTTGAGCATTTGTGAGTGAAGGGGTTACAAGAAATAAAAATATAAATAAAATTATAGATTTTTTCATATGATACCTCAATTATTATTACTTTATTAGTATAACGAATTTTAACATAAAAAAGTTCATATTTATTTTAAATAGTTACAAAAATTAAAAAAGGAGAATATATGGAATACGAAATATATAGATATGATAATATAAATGGAATTAGAAAAGAATTGATTTCTAATGTATGTACATTTAATTGGTCAGATAATATTACAAAAGAATTTACATCTTTTAATTTTGAAACAAATGAAGAGTTATTTTGTGGTAATTGGATTGAATTTTACGACTGCATTAATAAGCGAACTGTTTTTTGGGGGAAAATTGAAAACAAAACAGTAACAGAGCAAGATATTTATAAATATAACGGTAAAGATTATGGGGCTGAGCTAAAAAAGAAACCTATTGATATTCAATTCAATGGAAAACCCTTTCAAGACGCAATTCAAGATGTATGTTCAAAAAATAATATAGATGTTGGTACAATTGAACCAACAGAAACCGTTTATATCAAAAAAAATTATAGAAATATAAATAAAGTTTCAGATGTATTAGATGATATCTATATAAAAACTCTTGATGAAAAAATTGAAAACAATTATTATTTTACCTGTAAAGATGGAAAAGTAAATTTACTGAAATTCCCTTATGTTGAACAAATTTATGGATACATTGGGCGAAGAATGAAAATAAATAGTTTCGACTATATCATTAAGTTTAATAAAACTATAACAAGTAATAAAAATCCAAATAGCCAAAACATTGAAACATCTGACAATAAACAAAAACAAGAAAAAAACGACTTAGAAAATATATCCTTAACAGTATATGCTGACTCACAATTACAAACAGGAATTAAAACAAATATATATAATAAAAAAATAGGACTTGATGGTCTATATTTAATGACATCAAGCAATCATAGAATTTCCGGCAGCATCGAAGAAGTTGATATAACCGCAAAAAGACTAGGTCCAAGAATTGATAATAAAAATAAGAAAAATAATAAAGATTCAACACAAAATACCATAGAACAAATACAAAAAAAAGAAACAACAATTATAGATGTTCTAAAAAATGAACTTGAAAAACGGAATAATCCAACTGATTTAAAAGCTGCAATTGTGGGTAAGGTCGTTCAATTATCACCAATAATTGTATCAATATCAGATGGGCATGTGTTATTAAAAGAAAATGAACATCTTGAAATATCAGAATGGTTCAGATTTCGATGCAATATTGATAAAGATAAAACATTATCAAAGACGGTTCCGGATGATACAAAAAATGCAAAATCTGTTACAGAAACACATTCATATAACGGGGGTGCTTGTGCGATGCCAAATGCAATATCAGATTTAGCAAGTGCAATATTAGGGGTTCGGGATGAATTGCTGGCTCTAAAATGCAATCTTTCATTAGGCGATTATGTCGTTGTTGCAAGTCTTGAAGAAACGGATAAATATGTTTTATTAGATAAAGTTATTTAATAATGTGTAATTCGTAATGCGTAATGCGTAATGCGTAATTAGTAATTATTCATTACGCATTACGCATAAGGCATTACAATTACTCATTACAAATTAAGAATAGGATAAAACATTGAACAAACAAATAGAACAAAGAAGTTTTGCACAGCTTGAATTAACAGCAGAACAAACAGACGAACGTAAACGACTTGCCGGATACGGAGCTGTTGTAGAAAAGCCAACGGTTGTATGTAATATTGACGGAGTTGATTATTTCGAAGTTATAGACAAAAACGCTTTTAACAACACTGATTTTTCACAATGCTGCCTGAAATATAATCATTCGGATTCGTATCCGATTGTCGCACGGGTAAAAAATAAAAGTTTGTCGTTATGTGTTGATAATGTTGGTTTACGCTATGAAGCAGCATTGTCTGATACAACTGCCGCAAACGATTTATATATCGCAGTAAAAGAAGGACTGTTGGATAAATCGTCATTTTCATTCGTTGTAAAGCGTTCGGAATATGACAGAATGACAAAAACCCGCAGGATATTAGATATTGAAAAAGTTTATGACGTATCGGTTGTAGATATTCCCGCTTATGATGATACAAGCGTTGAAGCCCGCAATTTTTTTGAGTTGCAAAAATCTCAGGAACAGTTAGTGCAAAAAGAACAAAAAATTAAAAAATTGATATGTCGTACATATTTATAATGCGTAATTCGCAATTCGTAATTCGTAATTAATATGTAGGCGATGCCCACTAATATATATTCTCATTGAGCTTTGCTCAATATAGAAACTACGCATTACGCATTAGGCATTACGAATTATAAAAAAGAAAGGAATTTAAATTGGATAGAGAACAAATAAAATCAAGAAAAGCAGAACTTCGTTCAAAACTGGAAACAGATAAAGATTGTAATTTGGATGAAATAGAATCGGAGTTGAAAAGTTTGGAAAATATTGAAAACGATATTGAACGCAGAAATAATATCTGTAAAAGATTATCAACTTCCGATGTTTCAGTGAATGCAATTGAAAAACCGATAGAAAATATTGAAACAAAAAGCTTGGGTATCGGCTCTAAAGAATATCGCTCAGCATTTTTTAAAACACTTGCAGGTGTTGAACTTAATGAAATAGAAAAGCGGGCGATGACGACAGGAACATCATCAGCAGGTGCAGCAGTTCCTCTGTTAACGTTAAATAAGATTTATGAAAAAATAGAAAACAGCTCAATTGCATACGGGTTGGTGACAGTTTCACATTTGCAAGGGAATGTATCAATCCCGATAGAAAAGTCTACCGGTGACGTTCAACGAAAAGGTGAAGGTGAAGCCGGCACTAACGTTGATGATACACTGGAAGATTTGAAACTCGGGGCTAAAAAATATATCAAACTTGTTAAATTAACTTTTGAGCTGGAAAACACAGCTATTGATGCGTTAGAAGATTATATCGTCAGAAAATTATCTAAAAAATTGATGCTGTCATTTGATGCGGATATAATAAACGGCGATGGTCAAAACGGGGCAAAAGGGATTTTAAAAAGTGTAAGTGAACTCACAACCACAGGTACTAAATGGACATTAAAAGATTTATTAAAATTGTTTTCAAGCATCCCTGCTGTTGCAAGGAAATCTGCAACCTTAATGATGTCAACAAACACATTATACAATGATATTTTAGCAATAACAGATGCAAACGACCGTCCGATTTTTGATGTAACACAGGAAAAAGTTTTAGGTCGTACAGTCGCAGAATGTGATGACGTTCCTGACGGAACAATAATATTCGGGGATTTTTCTGAATATATGTTTAACTGGTCAAAAGATGCAGAATTGACAAAATCAAAAGAAGCAGCCTTTGAATCCGGAGATTCGGTTTACAGGATTTTAGCTCTCGCAGACGGCGGACTGGTCGATTTAGGTGCGATGGCTGTTATGTCAATAAAAGCTTCATAAGGTGGTTTATGGAAAAGAAATTGGTTAAAAATTTTTTAAGGATTAGTCACGATGCAGATGATGAATTAATTGAACAATTAATAAATACGTCAAAAGATTTTATCAAAGAACAAACAGGAGTGGAATATGACCCGAAGGATACAATATATTTTCATACGGTCATATTATTAACCGCACATTTGTATGATAACAGAAACTTTGTGACGGAAAAACAGGTAAACTCACTGCCGTATTCTGTTGATTGTTTCATTAAACATATCGGAATGCGAGATTATAATTCGTAAGTCTTACTGCGGGAGCGGGAATTGTGTTCAGCAAAACCAGCTTTCGCAGCGGAATGCATAAAAATATATGAAGTAAAAACTGTAAAAATATTTTAATATAGTACTTGAAAAAATATAAAAATAGTTTAAAATGAGAATACAAGCATGGGTAATGCAACTACCCATACTCGCGCCATTCTATTTGAGAATGACTTTGAGCGTAAGAGCTAGTACTATTATCAGTATTAGCTCTTCTGCATTGACTTCAACTAACATATAAACCTCCTTTCGTTAGCTGATATGCCAATCAAAATCTTTTGCTTGTATCTCTTTTTTAAATTAGTTTAATGTTCAATGATAAATTTAATTTATCATATTTTCTGTTTTTAATCAATCAGACAAAAAGAGTAGAAACAATGAATAGTGGTGAATTTCGGCATTTGATACAGGTTGTGGAACGTCAGCCGACAGGTAATAAGAATATTCTGGATGAAGATATTCTTGGATATAAAGAGATTGCACGGTTCTGGGGTAAGTTTGAAAATCGGACAGGCTGTATGTTGTACGGTCGTGCTGCCGATACAAAACTTGCAAAAACAACGCATAAAATAACTTATAGATATATGAATTATCC